ATCCACTTGAACCACTTGAACCACTAGTACCGTTTGTACCGCTTGTACCACTAGTACCGTTTGATCCACTAGTACCACTACTGCCACTTGATCCGCTTGAACCACTTGAACCACTTGATCCACTTGTACCGCTAGTACCACTTGATCCGCTTGTACCACTTGTGCCACTGCTACCACTGGTACCGTTAGATCCGCTAGTACCACTTGTTCCATTAGATCCACTTGTACCGGATGATCCACTTGATCCGCTAGTACCAGACGATCCACTTGATCCGCTAGTACCGGACGATCCACTTGTTCCATTCGTTCCATTGGATCCGCTGGTACCAGATGATCCACTTGATCCGCTAGTACCAGATGATCCACTTGAACCGCTTAATCCACTTGATCCACTTGATCCACTCGATCCACTAGTACCGCTTGTACCACTAGTACCGCTTGTACCACTAGTACCACTTGTGCCATTAGATCCACTTGTGCCGTTTGATCCGCTAGTACCACTTGTGCCATTTGATCCACTTGTTCCACTACTACCACTTGTACCACTTGTTCCACTACTACCACTTGTACCGCTTGTACCACTCGTTCCACTTGTACCATTTGATCCACTTGTGCCATTTGTGCCGTTAGATCCGCTTGTACCATTTGATCCACTAGTACCACTTGATCCACTTGATCCACTTGTGCCGCTAGTACCACTTGTGCCGCTAGTACCACTTGTGCCGCTAGTACCACTTGTGCCGTTTGTGCCATTAGATCCACTTGTTCCGCTACTGCCAGACGATCCGCTAGTACCAGATGAACCACTTGATCCACTTAACCCACTTGAGCCACTTGAACCACTTGAACCGCTAGTACCGCTTGTGCCACTTGTTCCGCTAGTACCACTGGTACCATTTGTACCACTGGTACCATTTGTTCCATTAGATCCACTTGATCCACTTGATCCACTTGACCCACTTGACCCACTTGATCCACTTGTACCACTGGTACCACTTGTACCGCTAGTGCCGCTTGTACCACTAGTGCCATTTGTACCATTAGTGCCGTTTGTACCATTTGATCCACTTGACCCACTTGATCCACTTGATCCACTAGTACCGCTTGTACCGCTTGTACCACTTGTACCACTTGTTCCGCTTGTACCACTAGTACCGCTTGTACCACTTGTGCCGCTTGTACCACTGGTGCCATTTGTCCCATTACTACCGGATGATCCACTATTACCAGATGATCCACTTGTACCGCTTGTACCACTTGTACCACTTGTTCCACTAGTACCACTTGTGCCACTGGTGCCATTTGTGCCGCTTGTGCCGTTTGAACCACTGCTTCCACTTATACCAGATGTGCCACTTGTGCCACTAGATCCGCTCGATCCACTTGACCCACTGGTACCACTCGTACCACTAGTACCACTGGTGCCACTAGATCCGCTTGTACCACTTGTACCACTTGATCCACTTGTACCACTTGATCCGCTGCTACCACTTGTACCACTTGATCCACTTGTACCACTTGTGCCACTAGATCCGCTTGTACCACTGGTGCCACTGCTACCACTAGTACCGTTTGTGCCACTTGTACCACTGGTACCACTTGTACCACTAGTACCACTTGTTCCGCTACTACCACTTGTTCCGCTGCTTCCACTGGTGCCTGATCTACCGCTTGATCCTCTTGTGCCACTTGTGCCGGTTGTACCGCTTGTAGTACTTGTACCACTTGATCCGCTTGATCCATCTAATAAACCACTACTACCGCTTGTACCACTGCTTCCATTTTCTCCACTAGTTCCACTGGTTCCTATATCGCCACTTTGACCGCTACTACCACCCTCACCATTTGTACCGCTTGTGCCTTGACTACCACTGGTACCTGAAGATGTGCTTGTACCGCTTGTGCCGCTTGTATTGCTTGTTCCGCTTGATCCAGCTGATCCTTTTTCTCCGCTACTACCACTACTACCACTGGTGCCTGTGCCTGAAGTACCACTGGTGCTGATATTACCGCTTACACCTATGATGTATCCGCATGCATCAAACGAAAAAGTTATGGTTGCGGTATTATCATTATTGAGTACTATTGTTTCTGGTATTAATTGATTGAAATTCTCGTCGTATGTTTGAATTAATACTAGATCTGAGTTTAAATTATGATCAAATACCCAAGTTTTTGATTTTTGATCGCATGGTATTTGTTTAGTAGCAACATTGTTGAAAAACTGAGAACTGGTTCGACAATAAATAATTTTACGTAATTCGTCGATTATTTTAAGAAACAGCTCTGTGGTAGGATCTTTAAAAGTCGCTGTTAATTTTTTATAATCATACAGAGCATTATCCAATTTTATTGGAGAAACCTCGCATGGATCTTTCTTTAATGTTGACATTTCTTATAAATATAACGATACGGTTAAGTAACACCGTGTAAGTGTTAAAAACATAAATATTAATTATATTTAATTAAATAGAGAAATTGGTATTCTTCTCCACTGTCCTGCGCTGTATATATAAAAATAATTACCGTCGTAACTTACCCAACCATCTTCACCATAATCTGATGATTGATATGGTACTTGATGATAGAATTTGTCAGGAAATCTTTGAAATACTCTAAAAGCGGTATTTATTGGTCTTTTATTTGCAGTTGTGTAAATGGGATTGCCATTGCAATCGTATCCACTGATATAGGTTTGACTATTATAGTCATAATCAAATGTAGCAATTTCTCTTTTTAACCACCCCGCTGGATATTGATAAACATAGATATATTTAGAATCATATGCTAACCAACCATTTTCTCCATAATCGGTGATAGATTTTGGAGCTGGATGAAATGGTGTTTTGGTAACACCTTCAAAACTGGGTTGTATTTTATTATATCCGTCTAAATTTGTTACTTTATTTACGTTTAGTGCCATTGTACCTTGACCTGTTACATCTGTGTAATCCAATGGACTATCTTTTAAATTGTTGCTATTCTTAATAATATTGTTTGAAATGTTTTCCATTTCACCTGCACTAGCAATTGCATTTTCTTGCAACATTACTTTTCTTACTGTAAATAGCTTTTGAGTGGTATTTTTTACCCCGTCTAAATTTGTTATGTAATTTTCATTTAACAAATATGCATTGACATTTATATCAAATGATGTTTTGATATTACGATCTTCACCTTCATTGATTTCTTGTTCGATGCTATAACTGTCTATTCTGGCTCTGAACTTAAATCTTTCTGCGTCTCCCCAGTAATCTTTAGCTGCATAATTGATTTGTTCCAACAGCTTATTGTTTTGATCTACATAATCAGTCCAAATGATACATTCGTATGTAATATTTACTTGAACTGGTAAACTTACACTGTAAATTTGTTTGGTTGGCTTGCTTGCAAACGCACCTTTGTTCATCAAATCAAATCTGTCATATTTGTTTTTCTCGCTATAATTCATTATGGTTTCATAACTCAAATAACGATTAAATGTTGCAAGATCTTTGTTATTTTCTACACTTTTTCTACGAATCATAACAGCTGGCAACAATATTTTGCCTTGATTGTCTCTGATATGACCAAACTTTTTCATAGCAAACCATCTTTCTGGATTGCCATATATAATTGGCACCTTGACAACTTCACCATTATCGTTTACTTGTAGTCTTAAAGTACTATCTAATGTGTTGATAATAGCTGTATCAACGTCCAATAACGTTACAGTAAAATTCTTTTGTTTATCTGTATCACGACGAGTTGCGTTGGCTCTATTATAGAACTTTTTAACATCTGATTGCGCAGATGCGTTTTCAATAGGATTTGGTGGCGGATTTGTATTAGTATTTGGACCCCAAGACATAAATTATGTTTGTCTTTCTACTAGGTTAATTTTGCTTAGTCTTGTGTAATGAGTATTAACAATCAAACTCCAAGACTTATCAGGATGACCACCCAAGAATTGTTCTTGAACTACGTTATCAATTTCATAATAACGTTCATTGTAAAGCACCAAATCGCCAATTTCTGGGAAATAGTTCGTGGTAATACAATCACGTTCTCTAAATCTGTAAACAATATCTTGTTTTCTATCAGGTCCATATCCTTGATTTTCTGTGTTAATGTCTTCACGTTGCACCAAACAACTCAAGTCTATACCAGAGTAAAAAACCTTACCCTTGTCACTACTGCTTTCACCGTAGATATTGGTATTGGTTTCATAAGCTGCAATTTTAAATACTTGTACAACGCATTCGATTATATCACCGATTAATTCAGAATTAACACTTCCCAAAAAATTTATATCTCTTGGAGAAAAGTATCTACCGGGAGAATAATTATTGTTATAAATACCCACATCTTTACGTGTAGATGTCCAGTATTGCTTAAAAGCTGGATTTTGTTTAGGGTATTGTGGTGATACAGGTGCTGCCATAAATTATCCTATATAAATGTGTAGTGGTACTCTAGAAAGCATCTTATTCATTTCTTCGCTTTCCTTACCTTTATTTTCCAATTGATTGACTCGCAAGGTTTTTTCCAACATATCTCTCAATTTATCAAGCAATGTGTCTTTTTCCTCCTTGGCTTCAGAACGTAACTCCGCACCGTCAAGAGTTACTTCGCCACCTGGAATTGGTACTGTACTATATTTTTGTAATATACGTCCCAATGTTTCTTTGCACAAAGCCAAGAAATATTTCTTGATCCACTGTTTGCCTGGTTGATTTATCTTACAATATGTACAGTATTCGTATGGTATATCACTTGGATCGCTAATGTATTCATAACGAGATCCACTATAAAAGTTGGTAATATCACGTTCACTTTCAACTATATAATCTATATAAACTTTGAAATTGTCGGTTGGAATTGGAAATATTCTCAACTTATTATTACCTAGAATTTCAAAACTATATGCGCTTTTACGAACCATATCATTAAACTCAATAGCTTGTACACGTTCCAAGTCTTCAAAGATCGGAGTCATTAAGAATTGTGTAGCAGGACTGTATGCGCTAAATCCCATTTCTGTTAGTACGTTACTATAACTCATACCAGTCATACTAAACGGATCATAAATACGAGCAATTGCTGGCGGTCTTTGGTGAAATACACGTTTAACTTCGATACGAGAGCCTGTCAAGTGTTCAATATCTTTACCAATCAATTGATTTAAGTCATAAACTTGTTGTGTGCTGCTTGGATTAACACTGCCACTGACAGTAATATAATTGCGTTTAACTTCATATTCGCCACCAACAAGTGCTTCTGCACCATATTGTTTGCTCAATTGAATTATAAAAGGCAATCCTGTACTTTTTACTCCTAGACCTGTTAAATTTTTGTATTGGTTTTGTGGTAATCCTTGTAAATTTACCATATTATTAACGATGTTGAATTCGTTAACTACACGGTTATATTCCAATACAGATTCTTCAAAACAGGCATAAAAATTAACATCGATCATTTCAATATCGACAATAGGATAACCCAAACGTTTTGCTGCCCACATAGCACTACTACTACAATCATTTTCAAAAGTAGTTTCGCCAGATCCTGTGTTACAACTTTCGCTTAAGTAATAACCAAATGGCACAGTGTTTTGAGTAACACTACTACCACTCCCAGGCCATCTTACCCTATCTTGATCTAAATTAGCACTCATTAATTATAAATATCTAAACAACAAAAATATACAGTTTATAATTTGTTAATTCACATATCATATTTTTTCATCCGTTTTATCAGCTGTACCTTTCAATTTACTTGATATTTTATTTAAATAATTCTTGATTTTATCTTTATAGATCTGTTTAGCAGTAATATTGTTTGGCTCTGTTGGTGCGCGATCACCCCAATGAATTTTTTGTGTAAAATACTTATCTCCAAATCTTTTCCTCAATTCCTTGGTTCTTATTACGAATGTATCTTCTGGTCCCTTATTTTGTATTATACCCAAGGCAAATGCGTCTTTTAATCTAAATCCCTTCATCTTTAATCCGGCGATTACACCCACGGGTTTACCTGTATCAGGATCAATTGGTCGATCACTATCGTCTAAAAATCTCAAATCGGTTCTATCTGCATCAATTACTTTATAACCACGATAATATTCTGGTAATTCATCAAATATTGCGGAAATATTACCACCAGCCTTCAAATATTTTTCACATTCTATATTGTTTTGTAAAGTTTCTTTTCTTGAAAAAGTCATATGTGGTTTTGAAGGATCTTCAAGACTTTGCATTGCCCATTTAAACACGGCTGTATAGTCATAAAATTTAACATCTGGATTTGCAGATTTCCAACTTTCCAATTTTTTATGAAAATCAAGATCGCTCGTACCGTTTAATCTAACCGATAACTTTAAATTGTATTTAGCAGCCACTTTTTTCAAAAACTCCATTTCAATTTGCAATCTTTCAATGAAGTCTTCAGGACGCATTGGATTCAATATTCTACCACGTTTACCTTCGGGTCCGGGTCTACCTTTGCCATAAAATCTATCTATAATTTTTGGATCTGTAGGAATATTTTTCATCTCATCAGATGTCAATTTGTCACCAAACAACCAACGAGTTTTTCTAGCTCTTGCTGCTAATTTTGCTTTTAGATATGCAGGGTTACCAGCAAAATTCAAACAACCAGCGTTACATTCCGGACTTTTCTTTGGACACACTTCGTGACCTGATGAATCAGAGGGAGCCAAATATAAAATTGCAGTCAAATATCCTTTGTCATCTAAGAAAGACTTCAGTGTTTTTGGATCGTTTAATACACTCAACAGTTTTAATCTTCCTTGAGTGTCTCGGGCAATATTCTTCATTAATTCGGCCAACTCAAAACTAATAGGCTCCTTTTTGTTCGCTTCAGTCAAACATATCTTTAAATTGTTATCGGTATCATTTATAGCTTCATATAGAGATTGATTTACGCAATTTTTACATTCACATACAAACGTATCTAGTGGGATAATACTGTCATCAGGTAACCCAAGTGTTTCGTACATTTTAACTTCTGTTAATAAATCAATAAATTTCATATGTGTTTTGTTATTCTTACTTTTAGATTACCTGTGCCTTTTATTACACGGTGGTATGTTTCTTTAGGTATAAATATTGTTTCTTTAAGTAATTGTGGTAAATTATTATCTAATTGAAAGTGCCAATTGTTATTTTCTATAACTTCAACGGTTCTGTCTTCACGATCTATATGCCATTCCAGTTCGTGAGTAGCTACATCGGAACTAAATTCTCTTATATACTGACTGTTACCCAGTGGGTTTTCTATAAACGGTAGACTCATTACCAGTATTTACCTTTACCTTTATTACCCAACGATTTCATTCTATGACTTCTGCAACTCCAATATCCAGCCGTTGTTCTATCTTTCTTTTGACTACATCTGTGTCTAGCTGCAAAACTCTTACGACGAGCCTTGCTACTAGCTCTGCTTCTCATATTTGGATCTCCAAATGTTACTTTTTTAACTTTGCCATTCTTAGATTTAACATATACAGCATATTTTTTAGGACCGCCGGGTGTTCTAAATGGTCTACTTAAATTAACAGTGCGTCCTCTATGCTTAAGTTCCATCAATAAATCTTCTTCGTCTTCGATAGGCGCATCCAAATACACTTCTCTACCTTCAAATATAGCCTTTTTACCCAAATCACTTTCAACCAATTCAGCGTCAGCGTCACACAATTCTATTAAATTTTGAAAATACAAAGTACGAACTTCTTCGATTAAATCAAAATAAGACTCACTATAGGTTCTAAAAATGTTTTCGCTAAGTGGAATTTTATTGTCAATATGATAACGTAAATAAGAACTCATCACTGGTTCTATGTTCTTAGGATGTGCCATCGGACACAACGAATCGTTCTCTATTAAGTCATTAAGTTTGATCATATTGATAAATATTAGTTTTATTATAAAAAATAATATTTATATTATATGAACTTTAAAAAACAACTGTTTTACACCATCGTAATTTTAATACTAACCGGTTGTATTTCGTCTGAAGTTAGACCGGCGAAGCAAGTTACAACTGCACAAGACGCTGTTGCTAAACAAGAAGCCAAAGTAGATAATACGATGGTAGAGTTGGAAAAAGTAGAAAAAGGCAAACGTGTACAAGCATCGTCTTTGTCTATAGGTATTCAACACTCTTTAAGTCAAGTAACAAACCCGTCAGTACAAGTAGATACTGCTAAATCACTCAATGAACGTGTAATTTCTATAGTTGGATCACCACACATAGATGAAATTAAACGTATAAAAGCTACCGTTGATTTATTAAACAGTCAAGTTGCCGAGGAAAGAAAGAAGGGTGATCAATTACTATCACAACGTGACGAAATCATAAACAAATTGCAAAAAGAAAAGTCTGCTTTGAAAGAAAAGTATGACGATGAATTATGGCAAATGACTGATAAAGCAAAAGAAATTGCAAAAGAAGCTGATCAAAGCAAGGCTACTTTGGATGCTATGAGTGGTATGTTTGGTCTTAATGCTGTATTTTGGGGTTTAAAAAAGTTCTTTGTTAGTGCAATGACCGCAATTATCATATTTGTTGTGGTATTTGTTATATTAAGAATATTAGCAACAGTACATCCAGCAGCTGGTGCAGCATTTAGTATATTTAATATGATTGGTTCTGGATTACTAAGTTTGGTAAAAGCATTAACTCCACATGCATTTGAATTGGCTAACTTCGCTTCAAAAGACAAAGTTGATGAATTCAAGTCTCCACTTGTTAAAATAGTTGATGTAATTCAAGAACTAAAAGAAAAACAAAAAGAATCTCCTGATAGAGTATATCCATTGACTGAAGTATTGAAAAGATTTGATAAAGAAATGGATAGTTCCGAAAAAGAATTGATTGATGATATTCTAAAAGAACAAAAGTGGATTAAATAAATTAATATTTATATTTATTATATAATTGTTTTGGATTGTTAACAAATGTTATGTGTTAATAAACTAAAGACGATTATGGATACAAATACAGCACACGTAATATCTCAACAGGTACTAGAATCAACCGCACAAGATATGACAGGCAAATATGTCTGGATGTTCGTAGCGGGATTAGTAATTCTAATGTTTAAATCAAGCATTGAAAAACTTGCCGCGGCACTGTTTATGTTTATTGGGTCCGATTACAAAGAAGATGATGTTGTATATATTGATGGCAAACCCGGCAGAATTGTTCGTGTGGGACTTACAAAAACTGTATTTTTCATATATGACGTAGTAGATGGTAAGGTTGTAGGCGGAAGTAAATTAGTTATCCAAAATGAAAGACTAGCTGGTCTAAACATAGAAAAACCACTACCTCAATTGGATTTAAGCCGTTTCAAAAAAGACTAATTTACTAATTAAACTATGGCTATTAACATTTTTACCCACATCAAACGTGGGTTATACGATAACGTCTACAACTGTATCGAAAAAGAAAAAGTAGATGTCAATCAAAGAGACGATGATACAGGCAATCCACCATTGGTTGTTGCTGTAGAAGAAAATCAAGTGGAAATCGTAAAACTACTGTTAAATCACGGTGCAGATCCCAACTGTAAAGATTGGACCAGTAAAAATACAGCACTGGATGTAGCTGAACAAAAAGGTTTTAAAAATATCGCAGAAATACTACAACAAAGAGGTGCAAAATACAGTAGCGGTAGTAGTTTCCATTTAGCCGCAAAAAATGGTGATATCGTTTCTATTGAAGAAATGTTAGACAAGGGATTTGATATCAATGAAGTTGACGCTGGCAAAGGTTGGACCGCACTACATTATGCAGTAAATTACGGACAAAAACACTTGGTTGAATATCTAATTGTAAGAGGAGCTGATGTTAACAAGAAAGATTTCTTGGGTAAAAATAATCCTATTGACGTACTATCCAATACCAATAGAGGTGACATTGTTAAGTTATTGAATAAGTACGGTGCTAAATCCGCAGGAGGTGTTAGTATTCATTTCTGCGCAGAAACAGGAGATTTTGAAGGTGTACAATCGTTCTTTGATAAAGATGGTAAAATCAATGGCAGAGATGAAAAGAATGGATGGATGCCACTACATTATGCCGTTAACGCTAACGATGTTGATATGGTGGAATTTTTGGTACATTTGGGTGCGAATGTTAACGGTGCAGATTTCAAAGGTGAAATTGCTCCGTTGGATTTGGCATTTAAGACGGGTAATGTAGAAATGCAAACATATCTGCAATCCAAAGGTGCTCAAAGAAAAAAGAAACACGATATTGGTGGTGGTGGAAAAGATGTAAACATATACATCACAGATGAAGTTAAAAAGCAAATTGCATTGTTTGTTGAAAAACGTAATCGTGAAGAAGCTGCAATAAAGAAACACGAAGAAGAACAAGCATCAAAAGAACCAAAGAAAAAAGATGCACCAGCTAAGAAAATTAACTGGAAAGATTTCTTGAAACTTAAAGATATTCCAGTGGTAGAAAAGAAAGAAGAAAAGAAGGTAGAAGTTGTTAAACCCGTCAAACAAGTTGTCAAGAAAGTTGAACAAGTTGATGTAGAAGTCAAATCTGGTAGATTGCAATTGGACGTAGAACAAGAAGGTTATATATTCTTTATGGATATTGTTGCTTATAGTAAGAAAACAACAGATGAACAAAAGAAGGCTTGTAAAGATTTGGGTGCATTGGTTAAGTCTACAATGCAATACAAAACAGCTAATGCGCTTGAAAAGTTAATTATATTACCTACTGGTGACGGTATGGTATTGGGATTCTTTACTTATTTGGAAGATGCAATGAATTGTGCAGTTACTATAGCTAAAGCAGTAAAGGATAGACCGGATTTACAAATGAGAATGGGTGTACATTGTGGACCTGTAATACCAATGGAAGATATTAATGGCAATCTCAATATCAGTGGTGATGGTATCAACTATGCTCAAAGAGTAATGGATGCAGGTGAAAGCAATCATTTGTTGGTTAGTTCAGCAGTAATGTTAAAATATGATAGACCACCATATGTATTAGTAAATGACTTGGGGGATGTGGTTGTAAAACACGGTGTAGTTATGCATTTGTATAGTTTACACGGTAGTGATTTTGGTAACAAATCATTTCCATCTAGTAGAGTAAAGAAAGCAGAACCAACAACAAATAAACCAGTATGAGAACAATGCCTTTAGTAAGACAATATCATCCAAGTATTGTTAATACAGACTTGGATGTATACAAAATAAAGGATAGAGTTATGGCAGCTCCTATAAATAATCACCCTGATCCATTTCAAGTAATAGATAGACTTGGTATCAATAAGATTAATGCTACCAAAATTAGAACTGTAGTATATAATTCCAAAGGTCTTTTTTATATAATATAAATCTTGACAGTTAGAGTTATATGGTTATACTGAAATAATGTCGGAGTATTTTGACCCCACATTAATTTACATCAAAAGCATCAATAAGAATGTTGCAAAAACTCTTATTGAAAAGAATCATTATACACACAAGTGGTCTCTTTGTACTGTAGCTTATGGAGTATACTATAAAGAATATGTAGAGAGTACATTCTTTGGTGGTTTTAACGAACGATTAATAGGTGTATTAGTATATGGAAACGCCGTGGGTAGAAATGCTAGTACCAGTATCTCTTCACTACTTACTAATAACAATGTGTTAGAATTAACACGACTGTGGATTGCAGATGGTTATGGTAAAAATATAGAAAGTTATTGTATAGCTGAAAGCTTTAGATTATTAAATACTGAATATCCCCACATCAAATGTATTCTCAGTTATGCGGATAGTGAAGCTGGACACGCAGGCACAATCTATCAAGCAACTGGCTTTCTATATCAAGGCGATAACTATGTAGATATCGCTATAATGCCTAACTATAGTGTTAGTTTAGTTGGTCCTCCTAACTATGATTGGATACACAGCAGAAGTGTATATTCAAGATGGAAAACACACAGCGTAGATAAACTAAAAGAACGTATTGGTAGAACATTCTGGCGCAAACGAGAAAGTGGTAAACATCGTTATATCAAGTTTATCAGTAACAAAATAGAAAATAAAAAGTTGACTAAATCTCTTAAACATAAAGTTCTACCTTACCCCAAAGATACTTCGTTCAAAGAAGAAGTACAAGAAATCGTTGTAACATCTACCAACGAATTTTTCGAATAAAAATATGAAAGACTATATTACATTAAAGGATGTAAAATCCAGATACAAAGAAGATTTATTATTCGTAAAAACAAACCCGAAACTGTTTATTATTAATTTATTTACGCAAAATAAACAATTTAGACATTGGGAATATATGTGGATCAAAGTAATAATTGGACTTATAAGATTATACTTTGTAAGTTTTATATGTAGATGTAAATTTTGGATTGTTTGTATTTTAAGTGGACATTTTCCTTGGGAAATAAAATAAAACTAATATTTTCTTTTATGTAATTTGATCGTGGTTAATGATACTCCATACTTCTCACTTAATGCATTGTTAGTAAAACTACCACTCTTTAAATCATCAACAAATTCATTCTTTCTAAGCGCAAAATTTCTCTTTTGTTCACTAATCTTACGTTTCATTTCATCACTCATAGCACCACGCTTTTTGCCTTTTAATCCATTATCATAACTGTAATTAATATTACGATTAGCCAATTTGTCATTTCTCTCCTTGTACTTAAGTGTACCACTGTCAATACCATACTTGTCAACAAACCACTCCAAAGTATAACGTCCTACAGCACGATCACGTTGCCTTTCTTTAGCCTCATCACTATGCTTTTTACCGTGCATAGGATTTTTAGCTCCTAGATTAATATCAGATAGTAACTGACGAGTTTCTTCTTTATCAGGATTATGTGTAAAATTATCGCCTCCACTTGCGGTTGGGGTAATATTATAACCTATATCACGCATATAGGGTTTAAACATATCTAAATAAAATTGTTCTCGTTTAAACAATTCACATTCTATTACATTTTCTAATATAATAAATTCAAAACTGTTTTCCCCGTAAAAATCCCAAGCGTGTTGTAATTTAGGATTCTTATGTTTATTCTTTTTTAAATCATTTTTATGTTCCCACCAACGACGATCAATATCTTTAGCAGAACCAATATAAAACTTGCCATTCTTAACATTTGTAATTTTGTATATACCACTTTTCATATAATATAAGTATATACAAGTTCTATGGTAATGTCAATTATTTTTTATTAGTGCAAGAAAAAACCCCAACTTTCGTTGGGGTTTTTGAGTTATTTTATTTCTACTAAGTATTATACGGTATCGAGATCGCCGATAATAACTTTTCCATAGAACTCTGGGCGCACTACCTTCTTAGCGTAGCGGGTCATTACACCTCTACGTGGAGTGAAGTTCACTGGATCATAGACC